AATTTGAAGCGCGTAACGAAACGAGGCAATTATAAATGGACCAACAGTTCCATTCTTGGCATCCTCCAGAATGAACGGCATTGCGGCGATGTTATCGCGCATAAAACATGGACTCCAAATTATTTAACCCACAAGTCTGTTAAAAATGAGGGTAAAAAACCGAAGTATATCAAACGAGACCACCACGAAAGCATTATCTCCCGTGATGACTTTATTGCGGCTCAACAGCTCATTTCATACAGTGACCGTGGCCGGACTGGTATGCTGCCCCAGATCCATGTAATTGACAAAGGTGCCTTGCGCGGGTTTGTCATCATCAATCCACGTTGGGCGGGTTTCACGGCAGAAGATTATCTGACCTCTGTGGAGTATATTGCACCCAAATATAAAGAGGAGATTGCTGCTGAAAGCATTGTCACCCCAGAAATTGGTTCCATTGATCTACGTGGCTATGAAATCGTCCGCGGACAATTCTTTGAGGTAAACCGATCCTGCGCTGTAACCCTCACGCCGGAGCGTATTCGTTTTACCGCCTCCTGCTTGCAGAAGCTGAATGACAGCAGACTCGTAGAACTTCTATTTGATCCAATCCGAAAACTGCTTGTGGTACGTCCTACCAATAAGAGTAATCGGAATGCGATTGATTGGCTTTACTTCGACGGCAAGAAATGCCATCCCCGAAAAGTCATGGGACGACCTTATTTACCTGTAATTTTTGAACTTATGGGCTGGAATACCGAATGGCCGTATTACATCCAGGGTGAATGCCTGGGTAATGGTAAAGACTCTTTTCTGCTTTTTGACTTGAATGATGCGGAAGGCGTTATCCAGCAGCGAAACATGGTAAAAGTCATTGATGTAGAATCTCCCACTGACCCAACCATGCCAGTTAAAGCCGTACCTCAGGAATGGCTATCCAGCTTTGGTACGGATTACTACTCTCCCTCCGCCATTCAGCCAGACGGCAAATCACCCGGCAAGTGGAACGCTCAGGCAGCGGGAAAACCCATCCCTCGGAACGATCCATTCAACGCTACCAGCGAGGCAGACTTGAGACTGGGCATTGAATCCCTTATCGCTACTATGACAGAAGGAAGTGCAGGCAATGATTGAACAACTCAGCTTCGATGGGATAGATCATCCGCAGCAGACTCCAGAGCAGGTTGTGATCGACCCTATCACAGGAAAAGTGGACGAGTTCCTCGCGGATGAGAATTTTTCCTATGCCGGATACCAGATTACTCGCGAGGAGTTCTTTGCCCACGCCAAGGAACCCGCACTGAGCATCTGCGGCAACAAGCTATATGTTAATAAGGTCTGCCTAAAAAAAGCACCGGATACAGCCCGTGTGCTGATTATGGTTTCTCCCCAGCAAAAGAAAATAATACTGAAGCCCTGCTCAGAGGAAACCAAAGACTCCGTTCCCTGGATGACAGTGAAGGGCAATATCCGACAGATTACCTGCAAGCCAGCCTTCTGTGCGTTGATTACAGATCTCACCGGTTGGAATCTGAATAACCGCTATAAAATGATCGGCAAAATGGTACGAAATCGCGGCGAACGGCTGTTCATCTTTGATTTGAACGCAGCACTTATCTATCCAAGAAAGGCCGTTTTGGATGACGAGGGCAATATTGTCAGAAATGCTCTCACTCGCGAACCGGTATATATGGAGTCCTGGCGACACCAGTTCGGCCTTCCGGTTGAAGAACACGAGAGAACATATGCAATCAACCGTTTTGATGATTATGTGGTCATCAGTGTACAAGGAAAAGCTTCTACACCACTCATGAAACCCCAATTAGATAGAAGGGAGAATTATTAATGCCCACCCAAACACCTGCTACAGTTGCTGGCATGACGCTCGACCTTAAAAAACGTCGCTTTCGCATCCCTGGTAAGACCTTCCAAATGATTGAAACGCCAGAATATTTCCGCTTTTTGGTGAATCCCAATTCCATGGGATTAGTTATCGAAGAATGTAGCGAATATACCAAGGGCGCATACCAGCTTTCTAAGGTTCCAAAGCATCGAGGCTGTTACGAAATGACCAGCAAAAGCCTCATGAATGAAATCATGCTCTGTGCCGGTATTACCTCAACAAACACAATCCGTCTGGAGGGTCGCCGCATCAGAGGGCAAAATGCAATATTCTTCCGCATTCTGTCAAACGAAGTGTGTGAATCTAATGTTAATTCAGAGAAAGAGGAATGATATGGCAGAATACTGTATAGACCCGGAGTTTAGACGATTATTGCCTGAATTGTCGGAAATCGAACTGGAACACCTGGAAGCAAACATTATCCAGGATGGATGCCGTGACCCAATTGTGATATGGAATAACATCATTGTAGATGGTCACCACCGTTATGAAATATGCAAACGGCACCGCATCGATTTCAAGACGGAAACGCTGCAATGCCAGTGTCGCGAAGAGGTCCTCAGATGGATCTGCCTGAACCAGGTAGGCCGCAGAAATGTGTCCCCGGAACTGTTACGTTACCAGATTGGTAAGCGATACAATGTGGAAAAAATATTGTCCGCCCATAATCCAAGAGGTCGAAACCAGTATACAGAGGTTGCATCAGATGTTCTTATGCGACCTCCTGTTGAACGTCGAATGGGCACCGCCGCCTCCATCGGAAGAGCATATAATGTGTCCCATTTTGCAGTACATTCATATAAAGACATCGCATCTTCTATTGACACCATTGCAGAAAAAGACAGTCGATTGTCTGATCGTTACCTTTCCGGTCATCTTCGTATAAAAAAAGATGACCTTGTTACAATAGCGGGCATGGACAAATATCAGATACGTGCCTTGACAAACAACCTTATGCGACAGAACAAAACTATCTGCCGCAGCCAGGATGTATTGGAAGCACTATCCGCCCGCGACCTCAAGCGTGAGAATCAGAGCGCTAGAGAGCGACGAGCTGCCCAGGCCATGGCCTCTATGCCTTCGGTGAAAGATATGCCAGCACATGATCCTGATGGCGAGGTTGCCAGCCTCTCCCTCACGATCCCATCCTGGAATTCTTCAATTGGTCGGGTATTTAATAAAACCAATATGCATGAAATTTCCGACAAAGCGAAAACTCAACTGCGCGTAGAGTTAATGACGCTTCGTGACAGCATCGATCTTATACTACTAGCTATTGAGGAGGTATCACCAAATGGCTGAGTCGTTTGACTTTAGTAATTATGTTCCAAATGTCCATTTTGAACTGATCCCAATTAAACTGCTGGTATCAAATCAAAGCTACCAGCGTCCTATTTCTAACGCCCATGTCGGGCGAACAGCTCAGAACTTTAATATTTATCAGATCAACCCGGTGAAAGTTAGTCGTAGAGATGGAACAAACTATGTTTTTGACGGGCAGCATACCATCGAAACGGTAGCTATCGCTTCCGGTTCCCGTGAGACCCCTGTGTGGTGCATGATTTATGACGATCTGGGTTACGAGCAGGAAGCAGACATATTTGCCAATCAGAAAAAGCATACACGGCCGTTGAAATCCATTGAGATTTTCAATGCAAATATTGAAGCCGAAAATGATGTGCAGATGACCATTAAGAGTGTGGTTGAAAGTTATAACCTTACCATCTCCTCCCGGAAAGTTCCGGGCCATATCAGTGCAGTTAGTGCATTAGAATACATATTCGACAAGTATGGCTATCAGGTGCTGGATCGCACGCTCTTCCTTCTCGTCTCCACTTGGGAAGGCGAAGTCGATTCCCTCGGATGCAATATGCTAAAAGGTGTAGCAAAACTCATCGTTGCATATGGAGATCAGTTGAATGACGAGGAGTTCGTCAATCGATTGAGCAAGGTGTCCGTACGTGAGATTATCCGCACTGCCAAAGATCGTCATGCTGGCACACAGGGTTATGCGGAAGCAATGCTCCTTCAGTACAATAAGCGTCTCAAATATCCTCTTCGCTGGAACAGTCTGCATAACAATTCCACACCTCAACCTGAACTGGCTCCCACGCAGGAGATCATGCAAATGGCTATGGGAGGCGGTTTCCTTGTAGATCAAGAAACAGGTGAAATCCTTGAGGAAGATGATGTAGATTTTGATGACTTGGATGACGAAGATGGAATTCCCAATCATGACGATGCGTTACCCAGCCCCACGCTGATGGATAATTTGGGTCTTGGTAAAAGAGGTTAAACGTAGGTATCATTCTTATGAATGACAGAAAATCATTCTTACGGAGGTTCTTAAACACAATTTTTGCCCCTATAATATAAAAAGAATGAGTTGACTCGTTCCAAAGGAGGGGCTGCGTATGAATATTGAGTTACTTGGCAATAGAATACAGCAGTTCCGTGAGGATCGTGGTTTGACTCAGGAGGAACTGGCCGCGCAGTCCGGCATTAGCATTAAACATATCAGTGTTTTGGAACGCGGACTGAAGATTCCCAGACTGGCCACCTTCCTGAAGATTGCCGAGGTGCTTGATGTGACCCCTAATGATCTTCTCTCCGATGATGTTGATACCAGCGACTATCTCAAAGCAATCGAAGCAAAGGTTGCCCCTCTCTCCCCGGACAAACAGGAAAAAATCTATAAAATAATCTGCACAGTAACCGAAGAACTATAAAAAGCGGCTTCCACTATTACCAGTGGAAACCGCTTCTTTTTCTCGTTTATTATATAGTAGTCTCAAAACCACCGGTGAACCGAAAGGTCAGCCTTCCGTTTGAATGAACCAGAACCCGCTCAACCAGGGCAAGCCACAGACCTTCATCAAACTGCTGGATCGGTTCACTCAGCTCATTGATATCAAACATGAAGTCGCCGATGTTGTTTGCCGCTCGTTCCTTCTCTTTGCGGAGTGTTTGCAATTCTATAATCCTGGAGCTGGCCTTTTCATAGCGTTCGACATACCCATTGTAACGGACTTCAAACTCCGTCTGATCCTGGGCGGTTCTGGAGTTCTCGTCGATGCAACGCCGCGTCAGCTCAGTCACAACTTCAATTTCCTGTAGCAACGCAGTCAGTTCCGCATCAATTACTGTGCAGTCAGATGCTACATCCCGCATAATTCTGCAATCTTCCAATACCGCATTCTTATCATCGACGATGGAATTGACAGCTGCCACAAAACGTTCTTTTATGGTATCCTCGTTCAGATTTGGGGTACTGCATCGATCCTCGCCATTATACTTGTGCGTACAACGCCATATCGTTTTCCGGTACTTGTCATTGGAGTGCCATGTCTTAGCTCCAAAAAACTCACCGCAGTTGGCACATACCAGTCTGGAAGAAAAAATGCTGGTACCGCTGTATTTACGTCCCAGAACCTTTCGGCGCTCCAGTTCCTCCTGAACCGCCTTCCACTCTTCAGGGGTTACGATAGCTGGGTGGCTATTCTCCACATAGTACTGAGGCACTTCTCCCTCATTTTTCTTCATCTTTTTCGTGAGGAAATCAACGGTATATGCTTTCTGCAGCAATGCATCACCTTTATATTTCTCATTCCGAAGAATACTTTCTACCGTAGAAGCCGCCCAGTTCGTTTTGCCGCCAGGTGTAAGGATACCATCTGCGGTGAGGCTTTTGGCAATGGCGAATGTGGTCTTACCGCCAATAAACTCACTGTAAATTCTTCTGACGATCTCTGCCTGCTCTGGCACGATCTGCGGAAGTCCGTCCGGGCCTCGTTCGTATCCGAGGAACTTCTTATATGGCAAGCGGATCTTTCCATCAGAGAAGGCTTTCCGCTGACCCCAGGTAACATTCTCTGAAAGGCTGCGACTCTCTTCCTGGGCAAGGCTGGACATGATGGTAATCAGAAGTTCGCCTTTGCTGTCCAGCGTGTAGATGTTCTCCTTCTCGAAGTACACCTCAACACCCTTTTCCTTCAGTTTACGGACGGTGACCAAACTGTCGACTGTATTTCTGGCAAATCGGCTGACGGATTTCGTAACTATGAGGTCGATTTTTCCTGCCAGGGCATCAGCGATCATCAAATTGAAACCCTCTCTGTTTTTGGTATTGGTACCGGAAATGCCTTCGTCCGTATAAACCTTTACAAACTCCCAGTCGCTGTGGTTCAGTATGTACTGGGTGTAGTAATCGATCTGCGCTTCATAGCTGGTAAACTGTTCATCGCTGTCAGTAGAAACACGTGCGTAACCTGCAACCCGCTTCTTGCGGACTGCCATGGTCGGCATCTTAGTCAGCGGGTTCATTGTTGCAGGGATCATTGTAATTCTAGCCATTTTTCTTCCTCCATTCCAGGGCCTTTTGACGTGCAGCTTCTTTCTTTTCTGGGGTCCAGCTCTGGCTTCGCGAGCGGTCTTTCCATTTATGTTCGATTTCTCGACCGTCCTTCATACGGAACACCAAACGGTTCTGACTGCGAACCAGTATACTGTCCACCATATCTTTTACCATCGCATCCGTTACCGAGTCGGCACCGAGTACTACAGCGGTCGCCTCATGCAAAGTTAGTTCCGGTATTGCCTTGGAGGCACATTGGGCTTTACCCTTAGTTTCATAGGTAATGCAGACCCAAATAGGTCCTGTAGTTGTCACTTTCCGCTTGTAGTGCTTACCACACTTTTCGCAGACAAGCAGGCGGGTAAACGGGTATTTCCCATGTTTGACAGATCCCTTTTGAAACCGCTTCACTCTGCGTTCCCGTTCTTCCTGTACCGCCCGGAATGTAGCCTTGTCGATGATTGGGTCGTGGCTTTCTTCCACGTAGTATTTAGGGAGCTGCCCTTCATTGATCATTTTACGCTTAGTAAGATGATTCTCACGGAATGTACTTTGCAGGATAAGATTTCCTGTATATGCCTCGTTCTGTAGAATCCTTCCCACTTCGCTGATAACCCACTCTCTTCCGAAATAAGATGGGATGCCTTCTGCATTCAGCATCTTGGCAATGCTCTCGTACCCTTTACCAGATAGATACTCATCAAAAATACGCCGAACCAATGCAGCTTCCTCTGGCACAATCTCGTATCTCCCTTCACGCAGGTGATAGCCGAGCATATAAGCCTTACCGGGGATTCCAGCTTCAAAGTTTCGACGCACACGCCATTTCTGGTTTTCGCTTGCTGACAGACTCTCTTCCTGCGCATAGGAAGCCAGGATCGTCATCATCAGCTCACCGTCACCACTCATGGTATGAATATTCTGTTCTTCAAAAAATACGTCAACACCCAGCAGCTTTAGCTCACGGACAATAGACAGTAGTGTCACCGTGTTTCTGGCAAATCTGGATATGGACTTTGTAATAATCAGATCGATGTTTCCTGCACGGCATTCTGCCAGGAGTTTTTGAAAACCCTCACGATCTTCCTTTGTACCAGTGAATGCTTCATCTGCATAGACACCGCAGTACAGCCAACCAGGATGATCCTGGATCATCTTACTGTAGTGGCTGACCTGTGCGGACAGCGAATGAAGCATAGCATCCTTTCCGGTGGATACTCTTCCGTAGGCTGCCACACGCTTTGCTTTGGGCTGTACCGGAACCGGAAACTCAACCCGTTTGATTGTTCTTTGCATGGTCATTATCCCCCTTTCCAGCACATATTACCCTGTATAACGCTATATATCCACTCAATTCTTCAGATTTTGGCGATATATTGTAGACGAAGATAAGCCGTATTTTTTGGTCATAATTGTATCAATATCATGGTAGTTTCCCTTGGTGATCATGCCCTTTGACAGCATATTTCGTGCCATGGCCATAGCGAACTGGTACCGTGCTACACGCTCTTTCAGATCCATATCACGCTGCCTCCTTCCGACGGGCATTGGCATAGCATTCACGGGAGCAATACACTCTTCCCGGGTTTTTACTAACGAATGATACGCCACACTCCGGGCAGGTATAGGCGTGGGAGTTTTTTCGTTGGATCATTTCAGGATGCTCTTTCCACCATGCCATACGGCAGGAATCGGAGCAATACTTCTTTTTCTTCCGGTGCGGTGTCTGTTCCACTACAAACCCGCAGTAAAGACATCTGACCTTTCCATCTGACTTTGCTGCGGTTCTGCGCCTACAGAAAGTCTTAACAGTATTGACGGACAAATCCAGTTCTTTTGCGATTCTTTTATATCCATAGCCCTCACTTTGAAGGGCCACTATTCTGCTTCTTTCGTAATCGGTCATATCCATTCCTCCTCTCTAAATTGCCACGATAGGTAGTGCAAAATATTACCCACCATGCATTCGGTAAATACCAGATGCATGGTGGTTTTTTACTTAGTTGGGGATCTTCAGTTTCATGCCACGGTAAATGATGTTGGAGGTCAGGCCGTTCAGCTCACGGATCTCCGTGTACCGGATGCCCTTACCCAGATACCGCTCAGAGATCTTCCAGAGGGTGTCTCCGGGGACAACGGTGTGAACAGTGTAGCTCTCATCCTTCTTCTCGCTCTTCACGGGATAAATGGCGGTGCCGTCCTCCGTGAACACAAAATAGCCGGGATTCTTGTCCACCTTGCCCTTTGCGTTGGAAAGGATGCGGTAAGCCCCCAGCTGGGACTTCTTGTCCGTCCAGGCCTTACGGACGCGATAGAATCCGGTGGTCAGCCTTTCAGGGTGGGCAGGCTTGGGGGCGTACTTGTCAAAGTAGGTCTGGCCGAATGCTGCCCGCTTGGCCTGTACAGCTTCACCCTGATCAGCAGGCCGTTCGTACTGGGTCAGCACGGCAGTGGATGCTTCGGTAACGGAGGTAGC